GGGTTCCGAAGCCTGGGATTGGGTCGTCGGTCTTGCCGCAGTATCAGAGCCCCACGGCACAAGCAGCACCGACCACGGACCAGCAACAACCGCAGCAACAGCTTCAGTATGGTCCTATCGGTCAGGCGGCAACTTCCTCTTCAGATCTGTTGAAGAATCTGTTAGAATCGACTCAGCAGTCAATGCCTTTTGATTTTACGGCCAACAATCCGTATTTGATGAACCAACAACCGGTGCAGTTCTTTGCAGAAGGTGGTGAGGTAAAACCTCCTGCTGCCCCGGTTGTTAATGTGGACTTGAGTTGGTTCAACAACCCTAGTTTGCAGAATGAGCCTGCTTTTCAGCAGGGTGTGCAGGCATATGGAAGTGTTGCGGCGTTTAAGAATGCGTTGGAGAGTTATCGTCGGGACTATGACCGGTATCAAGCGGCTTTTGCGGAGAAGGAGTTTCGTGAGGGCAGGAGCGTTCCGGGGACGTTAGCCTCGACCTATGAGCAGCTTTCTAAGTCTCCTTTCTTGTCTGCTGGAGAGCGCAGTAATTATGCTGCTCAGGTTCCTACTCTGCTTGCCCAACAGGAGGCTTTAGACAAGAGGAATCAAGAGGAACGGGCAGCGTTTGATGTAGTGCTTGATCGGTTTAGGGCATACAACCCTGTTGAGACTCAGTTGAGTCAGCAGGCGTATGACATGCACAACCAGGAGAAGGATTACATTCAGTCTAAGTATGCCTTGGAAAAGCAGGGTCTTAATCAGATCGGGGATCGTACTTTACGGACGAGGATGCTTCAGGACATAAATGCTCGGATGACTGCTGAAGAGGATGCGGCGGTTAGGGGGTTGGAGCAGAACATAGCCTTCATTGCGGACACGCGTGAGCGGTTGCGTGGTGGTGATATTGATTTGTCTAAGATCACTTTGCCGCATTTGTTCACGGCCCCTGAGCCGGTGCCCGTGCCTGAACCGCAGCCTACTTTGGTTCAGCCGACGCCTGCCCCTGCGCCCACGCCGACGACGCCTGTGCCTTCTCCGATTCCTGCTCCGGGTATTCCGCAGACGCCGTCCACTTCTGTTCCTGCGCCATCGATAACAACGCCGACCTTGACTACGCCTTCGACGCCATCGGTTCCGTTGCCTGTTGGTGGAATTCCGCAGCCTACTTTTGGTTCGTCGAGTATTTTGCCACAATACCAAAGCCCCACGACTCAAGCAGTGCAGCCCACGCAACAGCAGCAGATCCAGTATGGTCCTATCGGTCAGGGGGCCGTGAGTTCTGCGGATCTTTTAAAGAAGCTGTTGGAATCTAATCAGCAATCGATGCCTTTTGATCTAACAGCCAACAATCCGTATTTGATGAAACAAGAGCCGGTACAGTTTTTTGCTGAGGGTGGAGAAGCTACTCCGCAGCAGGACATAGGGTCGTTGGTCAAGCGGGTGATAGATGAAAGGTATACCCCTCAGATAACGTCGTTAAGCCAACAGGTCCAGAAAAATTCAGCGGAGTACAACAAGCTGTTGCAAGAGCAACAAGCTGGTTATTCTTCGTATTTGGATAAGGAACGTGAGAAGTACATCAATAGCTTTACAGCGCCTTATCGGAAAGAGGCGGACAGTCTTTTGCAGCAAGCGCAAAGGACGAGGGAAGCGAAGGTAGGGGATGTTTTGGCTAATGGTCGTTTGCGGACGGAGATCACCAGTCCGGAAGAGGTGGAGTATTTTAGGACCACTGTTGCTGATAATTTAGAGAGAAAAGCGCAGCAGAAGCTTGAGCAGGGCAGGCAAGCTGCATTGAAGAGCTTAGAGAGTGGGGATTGGGAAGCGGGTATCAATGAACAGTATCTTAGGAACGTCATTGAGCCGTTAGAGGTGCAGTATGCTGACATGAACAGGAAGCTGTTTGATCAGCAGTTAGCCGCGCAGCTTGAGAGGGATAAAGAGTTTGACTATTTGTCGCCAAAGCTCTTTTCTTATTACGAAGAAAACATTGCCACCAATACGCCGTATTTAGCTGGGATACAGCAGCAGTTAGATGCTGCGTATGACCAGTATATGCAAGGAATAAAGACCAACCCTGAGTTGTACAACGAGTTGACTCAGAAGTATGGGCAAGTAAAGAGCAATTTATTGGCTCAGGCGGATGTTGTAAAAAAGGCTTTAGAGGACAAGAGGTCGGCCTTTTTTGCTCCTAGTTTTACGGGCACTCCTGAGAGTTTTTCTGGGTTAGATAAGACTTTTGAAGGTTCTTTGGCGAGGTACGCCAAGGAAGCTGGTTTAGATGTTCCGCAGATTGGCACGTTAAGCTCGGTTCCTTATTTGTTTGGTTCGACGACGACGCTTGTTCCTACGGAGCCAAACCCTTATTCTCCGTTGAGTCCTAGCACTCCTACGGCCCCTGTTGGTACTGGGGGGACTAGCCAGCCTTCTGCACCTGTGATTCCGGCTCCGGTTATTGGTCAGCAGCCTTCGGTTCCGTCCGGAGGGTTATCTCCGCAACCGTTGCCTGGGGTTACGGCACCTCCTTCGATTGGTGGGATCCCGCAGCCGAGCATTGGGTATCAGCCTTCTTCTTACCAGAGTATGTTTCCTGGTTACCAGAGTCCCACGTTCCAAGCGACACAGCCCACGAGCCAGCAACCACAGCAGCAACAGATCCAGTATGGTCCTATCGGTCAGGGGGCCGTGGGCCAGTCAAATCTACTCAGTACGCTCTTGTCCCAGCAGCAGGATCCGGCTAAGGTATCGTTGTTGGGTTTTGATAATCCTTATTTGATGAAGCCATTTGGATGAAGAAGAAGCTGACGACGGCGGAGTTCATCCGCAAGAGGGCCAAGGGAAGTCCGGAAGAGGGCGAGGTTGATGTTGCCGAGCAGATGACCGTGGGCACGATCCCTGAGGGCATGCGTGAATCGTTAGCAGACAAGAAGGCTTCGGAGTTATTGCGCGCTTTAGCTGAAACGGGGCGTGGGTTTGTTGGTGCGGATCCGATTGAGCGTGGGAGTGAGGCGTATCGGACGGGTCAGGCTTTGGCGAACATGCCTGGGATAGGTCTTGCAGCGGGTGCGGTGAAGGGCACGGGCAAGCTAAAGAATTTGACGAAGAAGGACATTAAGGCAATTGCTGGGGAGCTTGAGACCAGTCGTGGTCAGTTGGCCGAGATTACGAAGAAGTACCCACAGATAAAAGAGGCGTCGGTGGGGGAAGTAGAGGAGTTGACCAAGGGTGAGCCTTTTACGGCTTATCGGGGTGTTTCTTTGTTGCCGGGGAAAGAGCTTCGTAGTGAGGTAATGCCAAGCACAACGCTGGATCCGAATGTAGCCATGGGTATTATTCAAAATGCTCCGGTGATGATGACTAAGGAGGGTTTTATTAGGGCAACCCCAGTGTTGAGGCAGTACCCCGGAATGAAGGCTTCGGAGACGGAGGTTTATGTTCCTTCTTTGATTAAGCAGGTTAAAGAGCGTCAGCCTGGGGCGTTGGAGATGAAGATTCCGACGCGGGGAGGGGAGAAGATGTCGTTGGCGGATATCTTCGAGGCGGTGCAGGGAGAGAAAGAACTTTTGGCTGATTTGTCAAAGAAGTCTCCTAAGGATATTTTGTTCAATCAATACCAGGGTGGGGTTGGGGATCGGTATTTGATGGAAGTTGCACGAAGGGTCCTTAAGGGGGAGTGGAATGGCGGCGAAGCGTTAGTCAAAGAAATTGGTGGTTACCAGAGTGACCCTACGGCTTTGGCTAAGGAGTTTGATGACTTTGCAGACATGGTTAAGTCCACTGTGATTAAAAAAGCCCAAGGCGGTGAAGTCTCGACGACTGACTTCATTCGCAAGCGTCAGGCTGGCTCCCCGCCGGAGGGTGAGGTTCCCACGGATGATTACATCCAGCAGATGATGACGGGTGATGTGGTCCGGTCTGCCAGCAACTTTGGTCCAGAGATGTTGCAGATGATGCGTCGAGAAGGCATAGTGCCTAGTAGTTTGCAAAAGGTTCCTTTGCCCAAGGACGCGCCTTATACCACTAGGGCAGGATTGCCTGGGGTCGGGTTGTTTGTTGATCCAGATTTAACCGGAACAGATACGGCAGGGTATGTGTTTAAGAAAACACCACCTACGGACACTTCTATCTTCCTAAGAAAAGACCTCCCAACAGAAACAGTTGCTCATGAGTCGGAGCATCTTCTTGCAAGAAGGCAGTTGGGCAAACCATCTAAAATAAATGCCTTGTTTGATAAGCTAATAGGTGCAAAAGAAGATGACGACAGCCGTCGATATGAGTTTGTTAAAGATGCTTCTAGAGCGTATCCATACTTAAAAGAAAAATATGGACTACAGTCTGCTTACTTTGACCCACGCATGGTTACCTATCAGGGTTCGCTTGCGCCTAATTTAGCGTTTGAACAACTTGCAAGTTTGGCTGCAATAGAGGTTACTCAGGGTGTTGATCTCACAAAAGATCCTGAATTGCGTAAGACGTTATTCAAGGACAAGGACATTCGAGAGGTATATAGCGCTTTGACTGGACTAAGGCAGACGCGATTAGACAGCAAAGACATTCGACCCCATACTCGAATCCCAGAGACGGAGTCCTCTTTGATGGATAGAGCCAAAAAGTCTTTGGGATTTGCAGCAGGCGGCGAAGTCACGAATGATGAGTTCATTCAAGAGATGATGACCGGGACACCGCCGTCGGACACGTCGACGAATCCGGGTCTTTTGCCACCTGAGTTGCGTCGTGCGATTGATGTGCCATTGGATCTGGCGAACACGGCGGTTCGTGGGACGATAGGCGCGGTTGCTGGTCCGGCGTATGGTTTGTACAAGGGCATCACGAGTGAGAAGTTTGGTACGCCTGAGGGTGTGCAAGAGGCGAGTTCCGAGGCAGGGAAGATGATGCAGCGGATCACGGGTGTGCCCAAGACGGAAACGGGGCGGGACGTGATGGAGTTTATTGGCAAGCAGGCTGAGGCCTTGAAGCTTGCGCCTACGCCCCAGCTTCTGACGGCCCCGCTTCCCGGACCAGGGTCCGCGAATGCTTTACTTCGATCCTATGAGTTAGCCGAGACGGCGCCTACTGGGTCGGTGAAGTTGCCGGGGAAAGAGGGCAAGCCTGTTGCCACACCGCAGATGGACGCGATGGGTTTGTACTCGCCCACGGAGCAGGTGGTGATGAACTTGCCGCAGGAGAAGGGCACGGCGCAGCAGATGCTGGCGCAGATTAGTAAGGCTCCGGGGTCCAGGGCTGCTGAATTACGCGCCACTGGCCTTGAGGAGTATTTGAAGGGTAAGGGCAATGCGCCTGTGACGCGGCAGGAGATTCAAGACTTCTTGAAGAGCAATCCGGTGCAGATAAATGAGGTGGTGTTGGGCAAGGGTATGGTCTTGTCTCCGGAGGCCAAACAGCGGATGGGTGAGGCTGAGAATCGGATGATTGAGATTGACAATCAGCTTGCGCCTTACTTTGAGAATTCGCAGAGGCAAGACATCGATCCTGTCAGTACTTTCTACAGACTCCGTGGTTCGTTAGGCAGGAAGGCTGCGGCTGGGGATGCGGAGGCGATGGCCGAGATTGATGCGTTGAACTTGCCTCCGGACATTAAGCAGTTAGTGTTGGAGTTTGGTGAGCAGAAGAATGAGTATGGGAAGTACTCAAAGCAAGCGCGCAAGATGGTCAAGCCTCAGTTTGAGAAGTACAACATTCCTGGTGGCGAGAATGCGCGGGAGATTTATCTGACGTTGCCCGGTCCAACAAAAGCTGGTGTTTTACCCCCTTCTGTGGACGCGCAAGGAAACGTAATTCGTTCTGCAAATGCACCAAGCCCTCTTTACATGGCTCCTCCTCTTCATCGTGTCAGCCCTGAGGCGGACACAAACCGTCTTGCCCATATCTTCTTAGACGACCGTATGGATGCAGAAGGTAAGAAGGTCTTGTTCGTGCAGGAATTACAGTCGGACTGGGGGCAGGAAGGGAAGAAGAAGGGTTTCCAAGTTCGTGGTAGTTCGTTGACGGAGGCACAAGACAAGCGGCTTACAGAGTTGACTTTGCGTGATCCAGACAGTCTTACTCCAAAAGAAAATCGTGAGCTGATGGATCTGATGGCGCTTCTTCCGCTGTCTGAATCTGAACGTATTGCCAATGAGTCAAAAATTCCGCAAGCCCCCTTCGTCACCAGCACCGAGGACTGGCTCAACCTTGCACTCAAGCGCGTGATCAAGGAAGCGGTGGACACGGGCGCGGAGAATGTGGCCTTTATCAAAGGCGAACAGGCCGCGAAGAAGTATTCTCTAACTACGGTTTTAGATGGAATTGAAGTTTTCCCAACAAAACCCCAAAGTAACACCTCGCGACTTATTGAGTTAAAGCAAAAGGGGGGCGGAATAATTCCTATGTTTGTAAATGAGAAGGGTGTAGTAAACACCGTTGCTCCTCGGGTTTCCCAAGAATTTGTAGGCAAGCCCTTGTCTGAGATAATAGGCAAAGAACTGTCTGAAAAGGTTATGTCTGCAAAGCAAAAGCCCAGCGAGGGGGAATCAATTAGTTTTGATGTTGAGGACATTGAAGTAGGCGGCGAAGGCATGAAAGGTTTCTATGACAACATCCTGCCAAAGACTGCAGAAAAACTCTTGAAGAGACTGGGTGGCGGGAAGATTGAGACAATAGATCTTGGCCGTACAAAAAGCAGGGAAACCTGGGTGCAGGGCAGAGAACACCCGTTTAGTGTTGAACAGGACATCAACGAGCCATTTGAAGGGCGCGTAACAGTAGTTAATAAAGAAACTGGCGAATCCAAGATGTTTAACACACGAGATGAAGCGGACGAGTATATGGCCGAAGCTCTCGGCCATAACGTGGACCAAATACACCTCGGCTTCAAAATTACCCCAGAGATGCGTGAGATGGTCAAGACGCAGGGTCTGCCAAAGTTCGCAGCAGGCGGCGAAGTGACACAATTCATCAAGGCGCATGCCTAATTAAAGAGGAAACGGCACTATGCCTATAGATAAAGTGGTGAACCCTGCACCGACCATCGAGATTGAGATTGAGGACCAGGGGCCGATGCCTGATGTGGAGATCGTGCTCGAGCCAGATGGCGGGGCGACGATTGAGATTGATGACAAAGCAGACGACGTGGACTTCTACGACAACCTTGTTGAGGTAATCGACAAGAGCGAGTTGTCTGGAATCTCGCTGGAACTCCTGGACATGTTCGAGGCGGACAAGTCCAGCCGTGAGCAGTGGGAACAGATGTATGCCAAGGGGCTGGATCTGCTGGGCCTGAAGGTCGAAGAGCGCACGAAACCCTTCCGTGGAGCGGCGGGTGCGGTGCATCCGATGCTGACCGAGTCGATTGTGCAGTTCCAGGCGCAGGCATTCAAAGAGCTTATGCCTGCTGGAGGCCCGGTACGGACGCAAATTCTTGGAAAAGAGACCTTGGACAAGGCGCAGCAGGCCGCGCGTGTGCAGGATTTCATGAATTACCAGATCACAACGGTGATGGAAGAGTTCACACCGGAGATGGATCAGGCGTTGTTCTACCTTGGATACGGTGGTTCGGCGTTTAAGAAGGTGTATTTTGATGGTCAGTTGGGCCGGATGGTCTCAAAACTGGTGTTGGCGGACGATTTATACATCCCGTACACCGGTTCGAGTGTCATGTCGCAGTGTTCGCGGATCACGCACCGTATTGCGATGGATGCCAACGAGTTCAAAAAGCGTGTGGTAGCGGGGGAATACAGCGACATTGACGTTGTGGACGAGGATCAGGACACAAATCCGTCCCAGATCCGCATGAACACGGACAAAATCCTTGGTGTTCAGCCCACGGGCGAGGCCGAAGAGGTCTTTTTGCTCGAGTTCCACGTCAATTTGGACATTTTGGGCTTTGAAGACAAGGGCGAAGACGGCGAACCGACGGGAATTAAGCTTCCTTACGTCGTAACCATTGACGAAACGAGCGGTCAGATTGTCGGAGTTCGTCGGAATTGGGAAAAAGAAGACGAACTGAAGCGTCGGATTGAGTATTTTGTGCATTACGTGCTTGTGGAAGGCCCTGGAGCGTATGGCTTGGGCTTTGTTCACTTGATTGGTGGGCTTTCGAAGACGGCAACGGCGGCATTGCGGCAACTTTTGGATGCTGGAACGCTCTCAAACCTGCCTGCGGGGTTCAAAGCACGTGGCGCGCGGATCGCGGACGATGACAATCCGATCCAGCCGGGTGAATGGCGTGATATTGACGCTGGCGGGGCGGAACTTTCGGCCTCGTTGATGCCGCTGCCGTACAAAGAGCCCTCGCAGACACTGTTTGCGCTGCTTGGGTTTGTGGTGGATGCCGGAAGACGGCTTGCCAGCATCTCAGACATGCAGGTTGGTGACGCAAATCAGATGGCGCAGGTTGGAACGACGCTGGCGCTGCTTGAGCGTGGCTCGATGGTGATGTCTGCGATCCACAAGCGGCTGCATTACGCGCAGAGCATTGAATTTAAGATGCTGGCGAAGGGCTTTGGCGAGTATCTGCCTGATGAGTACCCGTATGACGTGCCTGGGGCGAGTCGCAAGGTCAAGAAGAAGGACTTTGACAAGATGGTTGCGGTCTTGCCGGTGGCAGATCCCAACATCTTCTCGACAGCGCAGCGTATAACGCTGGCGCAGACGCAGTTGCAGTTGGCTCAGACTGCGCCGCAGATGCACAACATGTATGAAGCGTACTACCGTGTGTATGCAGCGCTGAATGTGCGGGACATTGACGGGATATTGAAGCCGCAGAGCAATCAGATGCCTGTGGACCCGGCAACGGAGAACTCCAACGTGCTCAATGGCATGCAGCTAAAGGCGTTTGCTGGGCAGCAGCATGACGCGCACATTGCATCGCACTTGATCATGGGAATGAGCCCAATGATGGGAGCAAATCCTCTGGCCGCGCAGGTGCTGCAGCAGCACATTCTTGAGCACATCAAGCTGAAAGCCGAAGAGTTCGTTGAGGCCGACATCTTCCGTAACTATGGCGTGGATCCTGATCGTATGGTCTCGGTCATCCAGAAGGAAGGCATGGTTGCGCTGAAGGTTGTGGAGTTCATGCAAGAAATGAAGAACATGCAGAACCAGTTGGCCGGGGTCGATGGTCAACAGCCGGATCCTGTTGTTCAGCTTAAGCAGCAAGAGCTTCAGATGCGCGCGCAGAACGACCAGATGGACAATCAAATCGAGCAGCAGCGCTTGGCCTTGGAGCAACGGAAGGCTCAAGACGTTATGGCGGCGAATCAGGCGCGGATCCAGTCGCAAGAAAACATTGCAATGCTGCGCGCCGACATGGCTAAACAGCGTTTGGATCAGGTTGATCGTCAGCAGAACATTTCACGTATGGAGGCGAGACAAAATGCCACTCAAACCCGGCAAAAGTAATAAGGTAGTAAGCACAAACATCTCGGAGATGGTACGATCCTATGGAAAGACGGGAAAGATAGGTGCCAGTAAGCCTGAGTCGAAGACGAAGGCTATTAAGCAAGCGACAGCGATAGCTCTTTCCAAAGCAGGTAAGTCGAGAAAGATGAAAGCTGGCAGTCGGCCTGCGGGTGTCCCTGGCCCGTCGATGGTTGTGAAGAAGAAGGATGGCAATAGGCCAGTAAAGATTTACTAAGCCCTTCAGACGGTGGCTTTTAACTGTCTGCTTTACATGGATAGACCATGCTTGAGTATATTGAAGCACTACTGAAAGAGTTGCGGCAGATGCGCGCAGACTCTGAAGCTATTGTGCTCAACGGCACCATTACAGATATGGAACGCTATCGTTTCATGATGGGTCGTCTTGAAGGGTTAAGGCTTGCTGAAGAGACTGCCAAACGATTGGCAGATCGAGTCACGGAAGATTTATAACCCTGAAAGGAGAACATCACTTGGAAACAGCAACCGTCACACCCCTTACGCCTCTGGAGCAGAAGTGGCAGAAAGAGCGCGAAGAGAAGGGGCCAACCTTGGATGATGCGTACAGCGATGAAGGTCGTTTTGATCCTTCGTCTTTGGAAGCGTCTGTCAAAGACCGTATTCCCACACCGACTGGCTGGCGCATTGCGATCCTGCCGTACCGTGGGGCGGAGAAGACCAAGGGCGGAATTGTCCTGGCAGAGGAGACCCAGAAGCGCACACAACTGGCAACGGTTTGTGGTTATGTGCTCAAAGTGGGTGAGCTTGCTTATAAGGACGAATCAAAGTTTCCCACCGGGCCTTGGTGCGCGGAGGGGGATTGGGTGATCTTTGGCCGGTATGCCGGGTCAAGGATTTCCATTGATGGCGGCGAGATCCGTATTTTGAATGACGATGAAATCATCGGTCGGTTAAACGACCCTGAAGACATCCTTCACATGTAAGGGGTGAACATGAGCGGCGAACAGATGGAATTTAAGATCGGAGAGGACGAAAGTCCTGCCGAAGTGGAATTAAATGAGGCAGGGGAAGGCACAGTCCTTAACCAGCCAGAGGCTCCTGCGGTTGAGCAAGCTTCTGCACCGCAACAAGAAGACGAGCTTGATAACTACAGCGAGAAGGTCAAGAAGCGGATTGACAAGCTGACGGCTCGGTTGCGTGAGACGCAACGTCGGGAAGAGGCGGCTCTGGAGTATGCGAAGAATGTCCAAGCGCAGCTTCAAGCGGCCCAGCAGACGGTCATTCGTTCAGATACAGACCGTTTGGCTGAAGCCAAGAGCCGAGTAGACACTCAGTCGGTGGCGCTAAAGCAGATTATCCGCAAGGCGCGCGAAGAGGGTGATCTTGAGACGGAGATGGAGGCGCAAGAGCGTTTAGCCTCTCTTGTCCTAGAGCAAAAGCAGATTCAGGCGGCTGAATCGCAGCGCGCTGCGTATGTACAGCAGGCACGTCAGCCCCAACCTCAACCCCAGCAATATCAACAGCCTGCAGCCCAGAGACCCAAGCCCAGCTTGGATCCGAAGGCAGAGCAGTGGGCTGAAGATAATACTTGGTACGGACAGGACATGGTTATGACCATGGCCGCGCAAGGTATTCACATGGAACTTGTTCAAAATGAAGGGATTGACCCGACTTCTGACGAGTATTATGATGAATTAAATCGTAGGCTTAGAACCACTTTTCCCCAAAAGTTTCAAGCCTCGCAGTCATCCAGGTCACCGCGCCCCGCGCAGGCGGTAGCACCTGCTAACCGGTCTTCCGGTATCAACAATGCGCGCCGCACTGTCCGGCTTACGCCGAGTCAGGTAGCGATTGCCAAAAAACTAGGTGTTCCTCTTGAGGAATACGCCAAATACGTGAAGGAATAAAAATGGATACTATCGGTAAGATACCTGAGATCAAACGCGCTTCTCGTGCTGCTGACACACGCGAAACAACTGCGCGCCGTAAACCGTGGGCTCCTCCGTCACGTCTGGATGCGCCTGAGCCGCCTCCAGGATACAAGCATCGTTGGCTTCGGATGGAAGCAGGTGGTCAAGAAGATCGAATCAATATTTCCGGCAAAATCCGGGAAGGTTATGAGTTGGTTCGTTCGGACGAATACCCTGATTTCCCCGTTCCGTCGGTTGAAGATGGCCGTTATGCAGGGATTATCTCTGTTGGCGGTATGGTTCTGGCTCGTATCCCTGAAGAGACTGCAGAGGAGCGCAATGCGTATTACCGCAGCAGGGCACAAGACCAAGTTACGGCAGCCGATAATGACCTGCTGAAGACGAATGCTCATAACAGCATGCGTATTGACAGGCCAGTGCGGCAATCGAAGGTGACTTTTGGTGGCCCTAAGGCCGACTCTTAATCTTTTAAAGGACTTTCAAAATGGCAAATTCCAACAATCCGTTCGGAATGCGCCCTCTAGGCAATCTCTCTGCCACGGGAGCGCAAAAGCAGTATGGGTATTTGATTAAGGAAGACTACGGCACGAACATTTTCCAAGGCGACTTGGTACGTCTCGTGGGTGGTTACATTCAGCGTCTGTCTGGGGCTACCCAAGCAGCCGTAGGCGTGTTTAACGGGTGCTATTACAACGACCCTGTTACCGGCAAGCCCACTTGGTCAAACAAGTTTATTGCCAATGCCGCCTTCACAACGGACATTCAGGCCGACATCATCGATGATCCCAGCCAACTGTTCCTGATCCAGGCTGATAGCCAAGTTATCGTTCAAGCCGACATCGGTGAGAACGTAGGTGTAACGTATGGTTCTGGTAGCGTGACCACTGGTCAGTCTGCTATGACCACCACAGGCGCTCCTGACACCACGCAGGCTAACACCCTGAAGATCGTTGGTCTCTTTGCAGAGCCGGGTAATGAGCTTGGTGCTTACGCCAAACTCGTCGTTAAAATCAACAACCATAGCTACGGTAGTGCTGGCGTGGCTGGCGTTGCATCGTAAGGAGTCTGACAAATGGCTATTTCACGTTCCCAACTGGTACAAGAGCTTGAGCCTGGACTTAATGCTCTTTTTGGCCTTGAGTATAAAAACTATGAGAACGAGCATGCTGAGATCTATGCAGTAGAGACCTCGGATCGCGCGTTTGAAGAGGAAGTCATGCTCTCTGGCTTTGACTCTGCCCCGGTGAAGACTGAAGGCGCTGGTGTTGCTTATGACCAAGCGCAGGAAGTCTATACCGCTCGTTACACGCACGAGACTATCGCTCTGGCCTTCTCCCTGACGGAAGAGGCTGTGGAAGATAACCTGTACGCCTCTCTGGCTGCTCGTTATACCAAGGCTCTGGCCCGTTCCATGGCTAACACCAAGCAGATCAAGGCTGCGGCGATCCTTAACGGTGCCTTTACCACCTCTATCGGTGGCGACGGCAAGCCCTTGTGTGCTCTGGACCACCCGACTCTGTCCGGCCCGGTCCTCAAGAACGAGCTTTCCACCCCGGCTGACCTCAGCGAGACCTCCCTTGAGCAGGCTCTGATCGACATTTCCGCGTTCACCGATGAGCGTGGTCTGAAGATCGCTGTTCAGGGCATCAAGCTGATCATCCCGAAAGAGCTTCAGTTCACGGCTGATCGCATCATGAAGTCCACTCTGCGTGTTGGTACGGCAGACAACGACATCAACGCGATCAAGAACATGGGAATGATTCCCCAGGGCTATCGTGTCAATCATTATCTGACTGACCCCGAGGCCTTCTTCATCCTGACGGACGCTCCGAACGGCATGAAGATGTTCCAGCGTGTAGCCATGAAGACCGGTTTTGAAGGCGACTTCGACACTGGCAACGTGCGCTACAAGGCTCGTGAGCGTTACAGCTTTGGATTCTCGGATCCGCGTGGCATTTTCGGCTCTCCTGGAGCCGCTTAAGAAGTGCGAAAAGGGGGCGACAACGCCCCCTTTTTTGTTTATTATTGCTGTAAGTTCTAGGATTTTTACCCGTACAGACTGGCCTAGCAGACTTAGTAGAGACGGTACGGGGATGTGCTACTACACAGGGGGTTTGTCATGGCACGTACTACTTTCTCCGGGCCAGTTGCGTCCGAAAATGGTTTTATCAGTGTTGCTTCTACTTCTGGTAAAACACTCACAATCAATGCTCCCGCAGCCCTTTCTGCGAATACAACCTTAGTATTTCCCAACGGTGCTGGTACTAATGGTCAACAACTGACTACAGACGGTACTGGAGTTCTTTCTTGGACCTCTGCGGGTGGTACAGGAACAGTTACGTCCGTAGGTGGAACTGGATCTGTTAACGGCCTGACCCTTACTGGTACGGTTACTTCTTCGGGTAATCTAACTCTTGGTGGTAACTTTGCTCTTGTAGCTGATACGGTAGCCAACCTTGAAGACGTTTCCAACGCGATCAATACCACTGGTAAATACACAGGCAAGATGGTTGTAGTGCTTGCTAATGGGTTAATTTTCACTGCTTCCGGTTCTGGTGACAGTGATATTTGGTATGCTTCTGACGGTACTACCACTGCAAGCCCAGTCTAATCGGAGGCGAACATGAGTTCTAGTAACTTAAGTTCCGTCACCAAGACCGCAAGCAATCAGGCAATAGCTGGTCGCACCCGTGTTATTGGTATTTACTTTACCTGCACGGATACGGCTTCTTCCTTTGAATTAAGGAATGGAGATGCCGACACTGATCCCGTTCTTGTGACCATTAACACTCCTGCTGCAGCCGGGGCTAATGATCTAATCATTCCGGACATGGGTATTCTGTTCGAGGACGGCGTCTTTATTGACCTAGCGGACAATAACGTCGAAAGCGTTACGCTGATATTTTACGGTGGCGCTGCCGTTTAAGGACAGCTATGGCTTCCAAAGGCATGGGAATCAAAACCTCTGTGAAGTCGGGCAACTTTCGCCCGACTAAGCAAGGTGCAGGCATGACGAAAAAGGGCGTTGCTGCTTATCGTCGTGCCAATCCTGGTTCCAAACTTCAAACGGCTGTGACAGAAGACAAGCCTTCTCCCGCGCGCGCGGCGCGCAGGAAGTCTTTCTGTGCGCGTTCTGAAGGCCAGATGAAGAAATTTCCTAAGGCAGCGGCAGATCCTAATAGCCGTATTCGTCAGGCGAGAAAAAGGTGGAAGTGCTAAATGGAGATGATGCTTTGGAATGTCGTCTTGTCGGCGATAGTGGGGGTCATGGTGTTCATGCTTAAGAGCAAGTTTGATGAGATGAACCGCTTGAGCATCCTGCTTAATAGGACTCGGGAAGAAGTGGCCCGTGAACACATTACTCGTGCAGAAGTGCGGCAGGATCTGGACAAGATCCGTGAACATTTTGACGATGGCTTCCGCCGGTTAGAAGCCAAACTTGATGCCATGGCGCAGAGGAAAGCATGAACAAGAAACCTCCTGGGTTGTATGCCAACATCCACGCCAAGCGTAAGCGGATAGCCGCTGGCTCTGGCGAGAAGATGCGTAAGGTTGGATCTAAAGGCGCGCCTACCGCTAAGGCGTTTATTCAGTCTGCAAAGACAGCGAAGAAAGGAAAGTAAAATGGCTCTTGGAAAGATGATGAAGAGAATGATGGAGTCCCCTGAGTTTAAGAGGGCGATGGGTCAAGCAGGCGCTGCTAAAGGAACTGGACCTTCTGCTGGTGACATGAAAGCTGCAGAAATGGTGGCTGAAAAAAAAGGCCCTCTTAAAACTATGAATAAGCCCAGACGTGGTTTTAGAAACCTTAAACAAGCAGCGGCAGCAGCGATGGCAGCTAAACCTGCAGGAATGAAAAAAGGCGGCATGGCCGATAAATCTGGCCGTGCTATGACTCGTAAAACTGCGGACACCAAGGGCCGCGCAATGAAAAAGGGGAAGTAATCATGGCTGGAAAAGGAATGGGTGCTGCTACTAAAGGTGGTGGTTGCGTCATGAAAGGCGCAAAAAACCGTATGGAATCGAATCCTGCCAGTGGCAAAACAGGCCCTGTCATGATGGCTATGGGCGGCGATGTAAGCCCCCGTAAAAAGATGGCTATGGGCATGATGGGCGGCGGCATGATGAAGAAGTACCGCAAAGGTGGGAGCGCTTGTAAGTAATGGCTACTTCAGGAACGACAGACTTTAACCTCAGCATCGATGACCTCATTGAGGAGGCCTTCGAGCGCTGTGGTATGCGAATGACGAGTGGTTATCAACTGACTACTGCTCGTCGTTCGCTTAATCTGTTGTTCTTGGACTGGGCCAACAGGGGTTTGAACCTTTGGACGATTGAAGAGCAGACCTTTCCTCTAGTACAGGGGGATAACGAGATCACGTTGGACTCGGACACGGTAAACGTGCTGTCTGCTGTGATCCGTCTGCCTGCTTCCCAGGGGCCTTTGACGGACATCACGCTTGATCGTATCAGCCGTGAAGAGTATTTGAACCAGCCGGATAAGACTACGCAGGCGCGCCCAGCACAGTTTTATGTGCAGCGTTCGGACCCTTTCCAAGTGTTCTTCTACCCGGCTGCGGATCAGCCTTATACGTTCGTGTACTACCGTATTCGTCGGATTCAAGATGCGGGTGAGTACACCAACACAACGGATGTGAACTTTCGATTCCTGCCTTGTTTGGCCTCGGGGTTGGCCTATCAACTGTCATTGAAGTTTGCTCCTGAGCGTATGACGGTGTTGAAGGCTATTTATGAGGAAGACTTCAACCGGGCCGCGCTTGAGGACAGGGACACGGCCAGTGTCTCTTTTGTACCTGACTACGGGCAGTAGATATGGCCTTTGCAACAGGCAAATTCTCTTTTGGTCTGTGCGACTATTGTGGTCAGCGATATCCGTACCTCACGCTCAAAAAGAATTGGCGTGGTTTTATGGTGTGTCCGGAGGACTATGAGCCTAAAGAACCGCAACTATTTCCGCTTCGCTTTAGTGGCGATGCGATTGCTTTACGGGATCCGAGGCCTGATCGTACTGAACCCGTTACGATATATGTGGGCACCCCTGGTTTTTCGGCTTTTCAGAGCACGGGGACGGCGGATAACACCAACAACATGCAACCTGAAGCGCTGAATAATCCGTTGTACATCCAGTCTCAGATTGCTCCGGTTACGGTAGTCATATCATGACCTTTAACGAACTTGTGACCAACATCCGCAACTACACCGACGTAGATGCGAACGTCTTCTCCGAGTCTGTCATCAACACCTTTGTGACGATGGCCGAGAATCGTATCTTGCGCGACATCGATCTTGATGTGTTTAAGCGAGAAGACACTGGTACGTTGTCTGCCAACAATCGCTTTTTGACGGCCCCTAGTGAGATCCTGACCCATCGTTACCTGATGGTTGTGGTCAATGGAGAGCGTATTTTCTTAGACTTCAGAGACCAGTCTTTCATGCGTGAGTACTGGCCTGATTACACCCAGACAGGTGTACCAAAGTACTATGCGGTGTGGGATCAAAACACATTTTCTGTGGCTCCCACGCCTGGGCAGAACTATACGGTTCAGATGGGTTACATTTACCGGCCTGCACAGGTCTCTTCGGTAAACCAAACATCATGGATAAGCACTAATGCGCCAGAAGCGCTACTTTATGCTTGCTTAATTCAGGCCTACAGCTACACCAAGGGGCCTCCCGATATGCTGGCTTACTTTGAGAACAGCTACAAGCAGGCTATTCAAGGTCTTGGGGTTGAACAGACAGGCCGTCGTCGTCGTGATGAGTACAGGGATGGGATGCTTCGTATCCCTCTCAAATCAGAGTCTCCGGGGCCCTAAACCATGGCATTTACAGGAAATTACGTCTGTGATTCCTTTAAAGAGCAACTCTTTAAAGGGGTTCATAACTTTGGTCCTGGCGGGGATCAATTTAAGATTGCTCTGTACAACAACAATGCCTCTTTTACAGCGGCTACGACGGCGTATACAACGGCCAATGAGATGCCTGCCTCGGGCAGTTATACGGCAGGCGGAGGCAGTTTGGTGTCTCTTGCTCCTGTTGTATCGCAGGGAATTGTGCTGATCTCATTCGTTGATTTTGTATTCACGGGAGTAGATTTCGGTCCTTTTGGAGCCTTGATCTACAACTCGTCGGTGGCGGGAAATCCCGCTGTTTGCGTGATGGACTTTGATGGTGAGAAGTCTGCAGTCAACCAGAACATGGAGATTCGCTTCCCTCCGGTCACGACAACGTCTGCCTTCTTAAGGTTCCGCTGATGTTCACCTCTTTTCATTCTGATCCTCCAAAGATTGTTATAGCACCTATTGAGCCAAAACTAGAGTGGATTGCGGCTGAAGAAGTGGAAATGAAGGGGTCTCTAAACATTGAACTAGAGACCATGAAAAGCCACGTTGAACAGAATATCCGCAAGGGCTTTCAGCAGGTAGTACCTCATCCGACGAACGAGGTTGAGGTGATGATCGTAGGCGGTGGCCCGTCGTTGAAGGACCAGATCGAAGAGATCCGGTTATTACGTGCTTCGGGCGTCAAGCTGATTGCGCTTAATAATGCTTACCAATATTGCATTGACCAGGGAATCATGCCCTCGGCCTTGATCATGGTCGATGCTCGGGATTTCAACCTCCGGTTTGTGAAAAACACGATCCCGGATTGCAAGTACTTTATTGCATCGCAATGTCACCCATCTGTCTTTGATCGGTTAGAGGCTGTCAAAGAGCAGACATATATTTGGCACACAGGAGCGGAAGAAATCGTTGATATTTTGACCGCGTACTACCCTAAATGCTACCCAGTTCCTGGTGGTTCAACGGTCTTGCTCAGAGCGATCCCGTTGTTTAGAATGTTAGGATTCAAGCGATTTCACGTCTTTGGATGTGATTCTTGCTTGCAGGACGGCCAACATCATGCCTACGATCAAAAGGAAAATGATGCCCAGATGGTGATTCCGGTGCGGGTGAACGGTAAGGTTTTTTACTGTCATCCGTGGATGCTTTCCCAGGCCCAAGAATTCATTGATCTTGTGGGGTGCATGGGGGATGTTATGGAACTAGATATTCACGGCGGGTTACTTCGTCAGATTTTGGAATCAGGCGCTGACCGCGCCGCCTTAGAGGAGATTTAAAATGGCTGCTTCTGCATGGCAACTTTACAACAGTGGTAAGCGTTACATTGGTAACGGCACCATTGAGCTTGGTGTAGGTAATTTTAAAATGGCCCTTCTTACGAGTGCCAGTAATACTTCCACGTTTACCCTGAGCACTTTTGCTTCTTTGACGAGTGAGATCTCGGCAACGGGGGGATATGTGACTGGGGGTAAGGCACTAAACCCTGCTACAGGGCAATGGACAACCGGCGCTTCGGCAAAGCAGATGAAGTTTACCTATTCGACTATTGGGGTGACTTTCACGGCTTCTGGTGCTCCGTTGACCAACGTCAAGTACGCGGTGATTTATCAGTCTGGCGGTAAACTTTTGTGCTTCTGCCAATTATCGAGCACTCAATTTACTGTTGCGTCGCCAAATACTTTGACGGTCCTTCCGGCTGCTACTGGTGTATTTACCTTGACCTAAGAGTCTTAGGTGGCAACCGAAACCGGCTGGAGTAGAGGCAGTTGGGGTTCCTACGGCTGGGGAGTAGGAATACTTATCGACCCCGCAGTCCAAGGGGTCGCGCTGCTGGGATATGCTCCAAGTATCCGCCAGGATTTATTTATAACTCCGGGCTCGGGAGCACTTTCTCTTGATGGTCACGCGCCAACTTCCTTAGTTGATATCCGTGTAACACCGGATGTTGTAAATCTTGTTTTAGCTTCTCAAGCACCTGAGACTCGAACAGATCTTTTCATAACTCCTGCGGCCAATGATGCAGTACTGGTAGGAAACGCGCCTGGAATAGAAAGATCTTCTGTATTAACTCCGGCGACAGGTGCAGCAGCTTTTACAAATGAAACTCCCACTCTAGACAGCGGAATTGTCCCAAGCGTTGGAGAGGTTCTCTTACAGGGGTTTAGTCCCTTAGTAGAGAGTGGGATATTTCCGGGAGAAGCTTCTGTTGTCCTCTTAGGACATCCCCCCTTCTTAGGGATTACAGCAACTCCAGCAACAGGTAACTTATCCTTTGACGGAAAGTTCCCTGTAATAGATAGAACAGTAAGCACAGAAACGGGAGCAATTGTTCTCCAGGGACACAGTCCTTTTGTAGACCTAGGGGTTGTGCCCGGCACTGCTTCTCTTTCGTTGCTGGGGTCTCCACCCAGTGTTTCTTCTACTATAGAACCTTCAACGGGCGATCTTTCTGTAGCGGGAAGTGTTCCGGTAATTAACCAGGGTAGTCAAACACTAACAGGTACATTGAGTCTCCTTGGCGCTGCGCCAAGTTTAGCGACTGTGGTCTTAGTACCTACCAGTCAGCTTGCTATAGAAGGGTATGCTCCAGGGTTTTCTAGAGGAGATGTTGTAACTCCTACAGGCGGGGCCAGTATTTTAGGGTCGTCGCCTAGTGTTGTTGTAGCTGGAACGATTTTTATCCCAGGAACAGGTAATGCTTCTTTTGTGGGAAGCGCTCCTGGAACTGCCATAAGTAGAGTGATTAGGCCTCCGACAAGGTCGTTGGTAGTTGCAGGAGTTAGACCTGCCCTTCAGAACCCCAACTGGGTTATTATTGATGATAGTCAAACGCCTAACTGGGTGGCTATTGAGGATAGTCAAACGCCTAACTGGCATCCAGCAGCGGCTTAAGGAGCTTTAGATGGCAAGTACATATTCCACCCTCAAAATCGAACTTATAGGTACGGGTGAGCAGTCTGGCACCTGGGGCACAACGACCAACACCAATCTCGGTACGGCAATAGAAGAAGCGATTGTAGGCTCTGCCGATGTGTCCTTTTCGAGTGCCGATGTAACCCTAACGCTCACAGACGTTAATACGACGCAGGCAGCGCGGCATGTGCGCCTTAATCTGACAGGTACTTCTGGCGGCGCGAGAAACCTTATCCTGGGTTCTGGATGCCAGATCGACAAGCCTTACCTGATCAATAATGGCCTTGCAGACACAGTAACGGTCAAGAACACCACGGGCACTGGTATCGCGGTTCCGGCTGGTAAGACCATGTGGGTCTACAACAATGGAACCAACGTCGTTGATGCGGTGACTCATCTCACATCGCTTACGCTTGGATCTGCTCTTCCAATTACCTCTGGGGGTACTGGGAGCACTTCTACTACCTTTGTGAACCTCACCACGAACGTAACGGGAACGCTACCTGTTGCTAATGGTGGCACAGGCATTACTTCTTTTGGCACAGGCGTAGCTACGGCTCTTGGGCAAAACGTCTCAGGATCTGGAAGTTTTGCGTTGACAACTTCTCCTGTTTTCACCACCCCTAGTCTCGGCACTCCATCTGCGGCTACCCTTACTAACGCCACTGGATTACCTTTGTCTACGGGGGTTACGGGAACTTTGCCTTTAGCCAATGGGGGTACTGGCGCGGCGCTTACTGACCCAAACGCAGATCGCATTTTATTTTGGGATGATTCTGCTGGAGCAATGACTTTCCTTACCGCAGGCACAGGACTTTCTATTAGTGGTACAACAATAACTGCCACGGGTTCTGGTGGCACGGTTACGTCCGTAGGCGGAACTGGAACTGTTAATGGTATTACTCTCACTGGTACGGTTACTTCTTCGGGGAACCTTACCCTTGGTGGCACATTGTCAGGGGTTAGTCTTTCGACGCAGGTTACAGGTACTCTTCCTGTAGCAAATGGCGGTACGGGGCAAACCACATACACTGACGGTCAGCTACTTATCGGTAACACAACTGGAAATACCTTAACTAAGTCTACGCTTACTGCTGGTAGCGGTATTTCTATTACTAACGGTGCTGGATCAATTACGATTGCGACCTCTGGGGGTGGAGGTACTGTAACCTCTGTTAGTGGTACAGGGACAGTAAATGGGCTTACCTTAACTGGTACTGTAACCACTTCTGGAAGTCTTACTCTTGGTGGAACTTTGTCGGGGGTGAGTTTGACCTCTGCGGTTACCGGTACCCTTCCCTTGGCTAATGGCGGTACTGGCGCGTCTTTAACAGATCCAAACGCAGATCGCATTTTATTTTGGGATGACTCGGCTGGGGCAGTCACTTGGCTTACCGTAAGCACGGGATTGAGCTTAAGTGGGACAACGCTTACCAATAGCGGCGTCACTTCCTATCCTGGTGCTGGCATTGCGGTCTCTACGGGATCTGCCTGGACCACTTCTTTAACTGCTCCTTCAGGAACAATTGTCGGTACAACGGATACGCAGACGTTGACCAATAAGCGGGTTAACCCAAGAATCCAAACGGTATCAAGTGCTGCAACCATAACCCCTACAGGCGATACGGCAGATGAATATACGGTTACCGCGCTTGCTACTGGAGCCACTATTGCTGCTCCTTCAGGGTCACCTGTAGATGGACAGAAGCTAGTTTTGCGTATTAAAGATAATGGCACTGGTCGAGCGCTTACTTGGACTACTTCTTCTGGGGCTTACAGGGCTGTAGGAGTTACATTACCCGCTACAACGACCGCTTCTAAGGTGATCTACATCGGATGTATTTATAATTCTCAGGACACTTTCTGGGATGTCGTGGCAGTCGCACAACAGGCATAAAGGAGAAAATAAATGGATGGTCATATCAAGATAGACTTTACATATGCCGAGGGGAATTTGAGCTTATCGGATGCTCTTTATCTTCCAGAAAACCATACGCTTACGCAGGAAGAAATAGAGGCTATTAAAAAAGAACGCTTTGATCGGTGGAAAGAATACATACTTAACCCCCCTCCTACGCCGGATACAGAACCCATTGTTGATGAGTTAGTTGAAGATCCTTTATACCCTTCTAACAACGTAGATGGGAACACGGAAGAAACTACCTCTTCGTAATCTATAAGAATACGTTATCAAACAGGTTAGGAGTTTTTAATGGCAGATAGATATTGGCGGGGCGGGACAGGAACTTGGAACAGCACCAATACAACTAACTGGTCTGCTACGAACGGGGGTACTGGCGGGGCTTCTGTGCCTACATCTGCTGATAATGTGTTTTTCACCAGTTTATCTGGTGGGGGTACCTGCAGCATAAGTGGTACTGTAAATGCCCGAGACATGAATATGACTGGGTACACAGGCACTCTCGGAGGCAGTAGCGGTACGCTTAATGTCTTTGGTGGTCTAATAATGGCTACGGGCGGTAGCTGGACTTACGCAGGGGCTACTCGCTTTGTAGGGGGTACCGCTGGCACATGGACTACTAATGGTAAAACCATGAATGGGTCTGTGCTAATACAAAAGAATCCCGGCGCGTATATAACCCTTGGTGGCGCTATAACTGTAAACAACACCGTTCAACTATCTTCATTAAGCTTTCCGTGGCTTGACTTGTCCACATACACGCTCACCTGTAAGTACTTTAATGAAGCAAGCAATTCAAATTCAATATTGGTTTTTGGATCTGGGTCAAAGATAGTTTGTAATGAGACAGGAAACACACTAAATGCTTTTAGCTGGGGAGCGGGTACTTACACTGGTACAGGTAGGGTAGAAGTACTAACACCACCCTCAGGGTCTACAACTAATATAACCGCTAGTGGCGGTACGGGGCTAACTGCACCCCCTGTTTACCTTGTTGCTTCCGGGACGGGTACTATTAGTGCTATTACAAGTTTTCTTTATATTGGTGCGGGTAATTATACGGTAGGAGGTAATTCACAGCTTTATAAAGGTTTTAACGTAGATCCTGGATTTACAGGTACTGTTCAGTCTCCTTTATATGTAATCCCCTCAGATGCAACAGGTGCTACCGGTCAGGGTACTGTAGGCCTTACAACAATTTATGTGAGTTCAGGCTCTACTTTATATCCTTTTACGTTATCTGGAGCACTTACAGTACAGAACATAGACATACAAGGAAGTTCTAAGTTAGTGCTTTCTTCCTACACTTTGACCTGTACTACTGCCTTTTTTCTGTCGGGCACTGCCCCAGAACTGGATATGGGGTCTGGCACCATCTATTTATCCAATACGGGTTCCAATACCGCTTTTGATGTTTGGGCAGCAACTAGCTTAACACTTAATAGGGGTACGGGAAAAGTTGCTCTCACAACACCCACATCAGGGCAGACAAAGACTGTACGGGTGCCCAGCGGTCACACAGAAGCCCAAGCATTTAACTATGAGGTTGTTGCTGTTGGAACTGGAAGCACTATATCTTTTGCGGGTGCATCAGGTGGATCTATATGCAATGACCTAACTCTTGCCGGTGGATCTTATACACTTACTTCTTTTTCTAATTTTACTATCTACGGGAATCTTACTGTAACTGGAAATATAACTTCATATACAACCACAACGCAGTATTTATTTTCCAAGTCCTCTGGAACACAGACAATAAACTGTGTCGGTACTTTTGGAAGAAGTGGTTCCACTGTTGTGTTTTCAGCGACTGGTGCTAATTGGTCTCTTGCCGGGGATACACCTTTTGCTTCTGCTACTTCACTTAATGGAGGAACGCTTGACTTAGGTGGTTACAGACTTACGACAGCTTCTTTTTCAAGTAGTCTCTCCACTGCCAGGACGATAGCTTTTGGCTCCTCTGGCGCGATTAGACTTACTGGGTCTGGTACCGTTTGGACCACAGCTACGGCTACTAATTTAACTACAACCGGCACTAATAAATATATTGAACCCAACTTAAATTCTGCTCAAACACTGACTTTTGGAACGGGGCTTACAGAAGCACAAATCATGGATGTAAGTGTGCCTTCCACGGCGTCAAATAATATATTGACTATCACTGGTCGAGTAAGAAATTTAACCTTTGCCAACGTCGCCTATACGGTAGCAAATACTGCAATTACTTTTTATGGCGATGTGACCATTCTTGGGACCACCCCGACGTTTACTGCTGGTGCGAACGCATGGACGTTTGCGGCTACTTCCGGTACAAAAACAATTACTACCAACGGTGAGTTACTTGATTTTCCGTTAACCATAAATAGTCCAGGCGCTACATTATCCCTTGGAAGCGCTCTCACCATTGGTTCAACTCGACTATTGACCGTGACCGCAGGGACTTTAGACTCAAATAATTACAGCCTTACCATAGGCAGTCTCAGTTCAAATGGTAGCGGAGTTAGAGCATTTACTTTTGGAAGCTCTACTTGGACACTCAATGGCGCTTCGTGGGATACTTCTACCCCTGTAAACTTAACCATTAATCGTGGCACGGGCAAGATAAGCATTGCTTATACGGCAAGTACCTTCAACTTTAATGGTGGTGGATTAACTTACCCCATATTGGATCTCGCTACGACACAAACCGTGGGTGTTACAAACACATCTAACACTTTCGCAGATATTCAAAGGTCGATCGCTAATTCAGCCGGAATCACTTTTGATTTCATTACCTATGTTGAGGCTTTCACGCTAAAGGGCTTTTCTGCTGCGGCTAGAACTTCGGTGACGGGACCTATATCCAAATCAAGCGGAATCATTGATTCGGATTATTTGCTAGTGACCAACTCCGCCGCCCAGGGTGGCGCTACTTGGTATGCGGGTGCAAATTCGGTCAACAACGGCGGCAATACAGGCTGGATTTTCACCGCCGCTCCGTCTAACAGCGGCAACATGCTCATGCTCTTTTCATAACAATGAAAGAACATCTATATGCTTTTAGAACTAGCAGCCGCCAATGCGGCCTTTGCTGTCATAAAGGAAGCGGTTGCTAACTCTGGGGAGATTATTCAGGCAGGTAAAGCAGTCTTTGAATACTTCGACAACAAGTCAAAGATTCAGCAAAAGGTAGCAGAAACACCGGATCACAAGCGCTCAGATTTAGAAGAGTTCTTTGCGCTGGAAGAGTTAAAGAAACAGGAGCAAGAGTTAAAAGAGATGTTTATCTACCAGGGGCGCCCTGGGTTGTGGGATGACTGGCAGAAGTTTCAGGTGCAGGCTAGGCATCGACGAGAAGAAGCAGCACGGGAAGAAGCTCGGTTAGCGCAGGAAAAAAAGGCACGACGTAACAGGATATTTGAGCAGATTCTTCTTGGTTTCTGGTTGTTTATGGCTGGGTCGATATTTGTTGGGATGTTGATTGGGGCTATCTGGTTGTACACAATCAGGGGCAAGTTTTGACAGACAAGCGACGGTTCTGGGCAATTCTCAAGGGCACGAAGATGAAATACACCGCAGAAGAGATTCAGACGATGGTCTGGGCTATAGTGGTCATAGGCGTCCTGTCTCTGCTGGTCATCTCCACCGTTGGGATCATCCTGAGCGTTTTGTTTGTAGACCACGATCTAACCCAGATGGCCCCCATAGACCAAAAGTTTCTTGAGATACTAAAAGAGATCATGTTGGTGGCTATTGGCGTGATCTCTGGTGTTGCTAGTACGAAGATAGGAAAATAATGCTACCCATTGCCGCTCTTCTATCTATCGGGGAAAAGGTTCTCGATAAAGTCATCCCCGACCCCGGTGCTAAAGCCGAGGCCCAGGCCAAACTCATGGAGCTTGCCCAAAAGGGGGAACTTGCCCAGTTAAACGCCGACATGAACGAGCAGGACAACCTGACGGAACGGGCCAAGGCAGACATGGCGTCCGACTCCTGGCTGTCTAAGAACATCCGGCCCATGACCTTGATCTTTATCCTGGTCGTTTATACCGTCTTTGCCATGATGTCTGCCTACGGGTACAACGCCAACGAATCCTATGTGACCCTGCTTGGGCAGTGGGGGATGCTGATTATGAGCTTCTATTTTGGCGGTCGGACTCTTGAGAAGATTCTGGCTATGAAGGACAAGAAATGACCCAACTGACCAAGAACTTCTCCCTAGCGGAGATGGTTAAGTCTGAGACCGCACTGCGGCACGGTATGGATAACAACCCTGGCCCGGACGAACTAAATAATCTTTTGGTGCTTTGCGCCAACGTCCTTCAGCCTGTACGGGACCACTACCAGAAAGGCGTGAAGGTCAATTCGGGCTATCGCTCTCCAGACGTAAATGCTAAAGTAGGCGGATCACGGACCTCGGACCACTGCCGAGGAATGGCGGCTGACATAGAGATTCCAGGGGTAGCCAATGCAGATCTTGCTTCTTATATACGAGACAATCTTCAGTTCACTCAACTCATTCTTGAATTCTATACTCCTGGTGTACCTGATTCTGGTTGGGTTCATGTTAGTTATGATGGCGAAGATTTAAAGAAGCAAGTAATGACTGCTACGAAAAAAGACGGTAAGACCGTATATTTACCAGGACTGGTTGCCTAAATGCCTTTGGTTCGCCTTTTTCTCAACCCTGGAATCAACAAGCAAGACACTGAGTACGGTGCGGAAGGTGGCTGGATCGACAGCGACTATGTTCGCTTTCGTTATAGCCTCCCAGAAAAAATAGGCGGTTGGGTAACCTTTAACGCAAACGAATATCTTTTGGGTCAGGCTAGTGATGTCTTTTCATGGAAAGATAACCAAGGATCCCCTTATGCTGCGGTGGGGACCAACCGAAAGATTTACATTTTCTATGGCGGTGGTTGGTATGACATCACCCCTCTAAGAGGCACAACAACAAGTGTTACTTTTACTACCAATTCCGGGTCTAACCTTGTTGTCGTAAATGATGCAAATCATGGAGCAGTGCCTGGAGATTTTGTTACCTTATCCAACACCACTGGTGACCCAGGCGGCATACCTAACGCGGATCTAGACAATGAGTTTGAGATCCAAAGCATTCTTAGCGCAAACTCTTACACCATTCTTGCTCCTTCTTCGGCAAGTTCCACCGTGTTGGCTGCTGGTTCGGCTGATGCGGATTATCAAGTTAATGTAGGACAGCTTAGTGGTACTTTTGACTTTGGTTGGGGTACCGGAACTTGGGGTGTTTTGACGTGGGGAACGCCAAGACCACAATCGGTTGTTAGCCAGCTTTTCCCTCGTGTATGGCAGTTTGATACGTTTGGTGAAAATCTTCTTATCCAGCAGGTAGATGGCAGTCTTTACGAGTGGTTGCCCTCTTCCGGGGTCAACACCAGAGCTTCTCTTGTCTCAGGGGCTCCGACAAAAAGCAAGTACGCTCTTGTTTCTACGCCAGACAGGCATCTTGTTTGCCTTGGAACAGAAAACACAATTGGCTCTCCGTCTACACAGGATCCGATGTTCGTGCGTTTCTCTAACCAAGAAGACATCAACACTTTTGAAGAGAGCGCGACCAACACCGCTGGGGGTCAAAAGCTCACTGATGGCAACTTTATCGTCACGGCAGTGCGGTCTCGTGGTCAGATTCTTATTTGGACGGATACAGCGCTCCACGGAATGCAGTATGTAGGGCCTCCATACACCTTTGGTTTCCAACAGCTTGGCGCTAACTGCGGGTGCATCAGTCCTCACGGCGCGATTGACGTGAACGGTGTGGCGTATTGGATGGCCGATGATGCGTTCTGGGTGTTTGACGGTACGGCCAAGAAGATGCCTTGCACGGTGCAAGACTACGTCTTTAAAGACATCAACCTTGTTCAAGGCTTTAAGGTTTGTGCAGGGTTGAACACTCAGTTTAATGAAGTGACGTGGTTCTATTGCTCCATTACGTCAGATTTTGTAGACCGCTATGTGAGCTACAACTATTTAGAAAACGTCTGGTCCGTGG